ATTAATTCCGAGGAATTTAAGGGTGAAAACCCTTTCTTTCCGGGAAAAGCGAGCTAGGAGTGGGTGTTAACGAATAAGAGCTGGATCCTCTGTCCAGCCTCCGTCTCAAAAACGGAGACCCATAAACCATAGCTTACGTTGCGTACCAGTAGAGGTAGCGGAATCAGGTAAAAGCCTGCCTTCGAAAGAAGGTCACTTGACTTGGTAGCTGATCGAGAGTAACCTGACTATGACGGAGTATGAACGAGAAAGAAGGATTAGGAATTTATTCCTAAACTCCCCCACGAACGTTCCCCTGCTCAAGATATCAGTGTGAAAACACATTTGGCACCATACGAGTGAGCGCCTGTACAAAAACCCCCGTACTGCATCTGAGAATCGGCCATGATGTAAGACCTAATTTATTAGGTTACGATGGAAAGTAATTAATTACCCGAGAGCCTCTAGATTGCTAGGAGAAGGAGTGCAGGATAGCACTAAATAAATGCTATGATGATACTAATTTTAATATCAACAATTATTTGTTTGCTCAACCATTTTGAGCTGTTATCGTTGTTTGAATGGTACATTGGATTACCTTTGTATATTCATCTGATTATTACAGCTGTATTGGCGATTACAAAATCCCTAATGGTGATAACTCAGTATTATCCGACCGTGGTGCGAGTTTTGACTGCACTAGATATCTGGTCAAGAAAGCCAGATTCAACAGCCCCTTCTGTTCCGTTCAACAATAATAACGGGCAGAAAGGTGTCGTTGGCCCGAAAGGCCAGACACGAGGTTTTAGTACCTCTGCTGTTCGAGGACGAGAGCGGGTCATGGACCCAACAAGCCCCCGGGGATTAGACATCAAAACATCTAACCCCTCCCTCTACGCACGTTTGCTGAATACGATTAAACCTGTTAATGCCATGATCTCTGTAAAAGGAGGTCGACCATTAGCGAACCATCTTTTGAGAATGGTTTCACTAATTGGTTTGGAAAAATCATTAGGTCTAGTGAAAGTTATATTAACGTTTTTGAACTTCTGTTTTAAATATATTCAGAACAATGGCCTTAGCGGCCTTGTTATCTACCTGAAGGCTTGTACTGTAATTTTACAGCAAGCCAGCGGAAGACACAGACTGAAAGATATGAATGGATTGAAGATACGTTTCGCACGTACCGGACAGGGTTACCCACGGGTAATCCCACGACTCCATAGAAGTAGGCTCCATGAACCGAAAGTATTCAAATTATGGATGACATTATTTGCCATCTATAGAGTACTTGAAGTGCCCGGTGTTCTTAAGTTAAACACGATAACGGATCCATCTCGAATGGACCCTTATCATGTACCTCTGTTTACAAGGTATCTAAGCGAAGAGTTTTGGATATCGTTACTCAGCCTGAAAGGTGTTGATAACACCAAATTCGGGGAGTACTGGGGTGAACCACTCGAGTTCATGTCCTCTTTGAGAGCCAAACCCTTTATTATCAGTAAAGCCAGTAGTGCAGCAGGAACTATTAAGATCCTGCCTACGGATGTGAGTGTACTTAGTACCTCACCGGCCGCCCTTCTTGCTACAGTAGCATGTTGGGTGGACAACCCGCAGATGTTTGCCATTCTAAAAGATTGGTGTAACATTACCAAAAATACTTGGTTATTGAACAGGATTGATTCATGGAATCGAATCCTTGTACCGATATGCGATCCGGCACGGTCACCTGAACTTGCAGCCCTTACAAAAGGGATGCGAACAGTCCTCGGACCTACCTATGCCAGAGCGCTGGGTAGACTTGGTTTTAAAGAGGAGGCGGCGGGGAAAGTAAGGGCGTTCGCTTATGTGGACGCATTTACTCAATGGCTCATGAAACCTCTGCATGATGCCATTTTTGAGCTTTTAGCTCTAATCCCTCAAGACGGAACGTTAAACCAGATGGCTCCGATAAAACGATTGCTTGAGACTAAGCCGAAAGGCCCGTTTTACAGCTTCGATTTATCTGCTGCTACGGATAGACTTCCTTTGATTATACAGAAGGCGCTTCTTAGCCCGTTTATGACGAGCTGGGGAGCGACTCTCTGGGGTAATATGTTAGTAGGTCGTGAATACGAATACTACTACAAAAACACCCACACTCAAAAAGTGTCCAAAGGAACGGTAGTCTACGGGACAGGGCAACCTATGGGAGCCTTGTCATCGTGGGCTATGCTGGCGTTAACGCATCACGGTATAGTGCAGATGGCTGCGATCAATACGGGTAAAATTAAACCCGGCGAGTGGTTCGAGGACTACGCAGTATTAGGTGATGACATTGTCATCGCCGATGCTGATGTCGCTGAAGAGTACCAACGTCTAATGCGATTGCTTGGAGTTGAGATCGGCTTAGCTAAGTCGCTCATCTCCTTAGACGGGCAAACTTTAGAGTTTGCTAAACGAACTATCCATAGAGGACATGATGTTTCTCCTGTGCCATTCAGTGAATACTGGATTGCAAGGCAACAACTGTCTTCTTCGCTAGAACTCGTGAAGAAGTATTCTTTATCACTGGCGAGATATCTAGACCTCTTTGGGTTTGGATACAAAGCTAAGGGATCTATTACCGGAGACTTAATGTCTCTCGGTCGTAAATTACGACATCGGGTAATAGCTTATTTCTCCCCGTTCGGACCGAATCCTATTTCATTCAGAGATTTCTTTGCAATGAAAGGATTGGGACGGTTCTACAAATGGACTGAGCGTAAAGGCTCTGCTCTAGTTAGCGAGTTTATTCTTAAAGAATTGAATAGACTTCTTGATAGATTAAATGATTCTACCATGATTGCTTTAGAAGAGAATGTTAAACTTCTAAGCACCGTTAACAAAGATAGAGAATTCTACGGAACTCTGTCTAGAGAAGCTCCAGGAGCGAGAAAAATTGACTTAGCAGGGTTAACCCCCTGGAAAACACATATGTCATTGGACCCTTTAACAAAAGAGCCCATTGACGTACCGTTGGATAAAGATCTCTACTACCATGTGATAGATGATCTATGCCAGACGGTATATCGGGAAACATTCCTCGATGTACGTGTTGAGTTAAGAGAACTAAGATATGCCATTGAAGATGCCATAAAAGCAAAATCAGGTCCGACCTTGGACGACTTGGAGGATGTGATACGAATGTACCATAACTTCCAGCAGACATTGTCTCATATACCTCTTCCAAAAGAGATATATAATCGTGTGGAGGCGGAAGCTCGAATTTCTCAATTAGAGCTAATCAAACACTGGGAAGTCTATTCCCGATTCCTGAGAAGTACTCTTTCTAAATAGTTAGGCCATAGCCCCCTAAAGGGGCATAGTAGGCGAAAACTGTCTTATGGTAAGGCAACTTCGAAAGAAGGAAGAACTGCGAAAACGGCAGTTGCCTTTTTGTTAACATTTAGAGGTCCAGAATCTTGTAGAAGGTTCCCGACTAATCAACTCATATACTTTAAATTAGTATAATCATTAACTAGACCCTTCAGATCCAGAGACCTCAATGTTTGGATGCCTGGTGGGCACCTCTCAGTCGAGTGTAGCAAGATTTGTCCTCTTAACGGGACAAGTCTAAGAATACACCCCCGTTGTTCCCAGCCGAAAGGCGGGCCCTCTATAGGAGGGTGGGGACTGAGGAAGCCCTATTCAAGCTGGCCTATAGCCTAGGGTACCTGACAACAGGTCGATAGCGACGAGGAGGCGGTGGGACTCCGCACGCCTCAAAAGAAGGATAATACCTTGCTACCGAGTTACTGTTGAGGTGACCCTCCCGCAGACAAGCATGGTCCGCATGGCGTATAACTGCCATTTGGACGCTAATCTGAAGGATTTTTCCATTAACAGATATAAGGTCTGACCGTTAGAGTTATAGCGGCTTGTCCATAGGACGGCCGTAGCACTGCGAAAACTGCAGGCTATATTCTTTAGCACTAAGACACGAATATTTTCGAATTCGCATCTGAG